TCTCGTTCGCTTGCATTTGCAGATCGTGCTCCATGGTCTTGTCGAGCTTACCTGCGTCCAGCAGTAGCTTCATTGCGCCCAGCTTGATATCCCCGTCGACCTTCTTCTCTGCGATGCGGTTCTTCTCGGAGTCGTTCTCTAGCTGCTTCTGTTGCTGTTGGACGATCGGATCTTGCGCCGCTTGCTGCGCCGCTTGCTGCGCTGCCTCTGTCTGATGCCGCTGCAAGAGCTGCTGCGCCGCTTGCGCCAAGACCACGCTCAGTTGTTTCTCGACCTCAGGGTCAAGCTTCTCATCGCCAGAAGGCAACGGTACACCCATACGCTCCTCGATGCGCCTGCGATACTCATGCGCGACGTGCTCGTTGATATGAGCTGCCACCGCTGCATCAATAATCGCCGCATTGGGGCTCTGCCCGATCAGCTGCCGAACCTTGGGGTCCTGCTGCACCGCGAGGTGCGCACGAAGGTGCGCCTCATGATCCTGATACGCGAACGCCTTGACGGGTTTACCCATCATGAGGTTCATGTTCTCAGTGATAGGGTCCTTCGGAGTCTGCTCTCCCGAGGCCGGGATGATCTTCTCGATGTTCTTGATACCCAAGACCTCCAGCATCTGACGATCGAGCTCGACACGGTCGTATATCGAAGGGTTGGCAGCCGCCATCTGGCTCACCGCTTGATACTGCACGACACGCTGGCTCATCGTCGCCGCGTTGGGGTCGGACACCGGCAGAATGTCAACGATCGCATAGTCCGCCTGCTTGACCTGACGACCTTCTTCTACGTCGTAGTCATACTCCTCTGGAAGTTGGTCCTTAACGATCGCCTTGATCAGCGCCAGCTCCTCCTTCAACGAAGCGTGCAGGCGGGCCTGGATAGCCGACATCACCTTCAAGCTACGCTCAAGGATAGCCAGTGTCGTACCAACCGGGGCTTCCTGGTTCATATCCGCCGCGTTCACGTCGGATACCGCCGCCATACGACGACCTTCCTCAACGATCTCATTGAACAACGCCAACAAGGTCTGGCTGGGCTCTTTGAACGGGAGCGGAATCAGGTTGTCGCGGAGCGAACCGGAAGGGACATCTACGTCTCGGAACTCCCCGGGCTGGAGCGGGTCGCTGTCCCGTTGTACACGAATGCCTTTAGTCTTGAAGCCGGCTGGGAGATTAGCCAGCGTACCAGCATCAACAAGCTGGCGAAGCAGAGAAGTTGCAGAATTAGCAAAACCGCCAACAAGATGAACAAGCCCCATGCCATAAAAGCCAAACCCTGGGATATATATGTAATGAACGAAGTGTTGCGCGCGCGTTTTAGTCTCATCGTCTATCTTCCAATTGCGATACACAGAGAGGATCTCTTTAGACTGCAGATCGAACGTCACCACATAGGGCAACATGATCCCGGTAGGCTCTCCGTCAGCTCCAACGTCCTCATACCCCTCGATATCGAGGTCTAAGTGCATCTCGATCAGCTCGTGGCGGTCGTCGTCGATCGCTGTGACCCCAGATATCTTGTCTTTTGCGGTCTGACGGGTGCTTCTAACCGGCTCTGGCAGTTCAACGTCGCGATAAAACCCCGCGACCTGCAGTTTTTTCACGTCATTCGGCGATTTTCGCATGCGATGCGCGATGCGCGGGGCCGTGGACATGTCAGCCGACCCGTAAGGGACGATTAAATCCTCTGCAGACACAAAAACAGACGTCTGACGACCCAAACTAGGGTCAAAATACACCTTTTTGAAGCTCGAACCTGTGATTGCGAGGTTCCACAGCATGCGTTCATGCTCTGGTCGGTACTCTTTCATCTGGGTTGTGAGTCGCCAGTTGATGTCATTCTCGACCCGTTTAGCCGCTTTGACGCGTAGGTCATCGATCTTACCGAGGATCTGACTCTTACACACGCCCTGGGCACTGAAAGTCGACGTTATCGCCTCCGCCTGGAAACGTACTGCGGACTCCGCCATCAGTGGATGTACGACGCCGCATGCTCCCTCCCAAGGATCGGAGCGTTCCTCGATGCCAAGACCCAGTAGTTTGATACCTTCCTCGTACATCTTCTCCCAATCGCTACGGGAGTTGAGGTCGGTCTCGTACAGCTCAGCGCACTCGCTTGCAATGCTGGCCAATGTCTTGTCGTCTAGAGCTTCAGCGATGTTCGAGTAGAACTCACCCTCGATCGCCTCAGCGGACAGGTCCTCTGGAAGCGCCTCGTCCTCCATATCTGTAGGGAGGATAACCTCGACGGTCACGTCAGTTGGGTCGATGATTGGAGTTCCTGAACCTGCACCTGCGGATTTGAATATCATGGGGGTGTCCTCAGTAGTAGCTGCGCCTTATCTTACCATACGGCTCTTCATCAGGGGCGTCGGTACTAAGTCTGATAAAACCGCCGGTTCTAAACCTGCGAAGGGCTAGGGTCATTGCGTCGGTTTGGTCGTCATGGTCCCCATTCGGGAAGTCGCTACACTCCTCAACGACCTCTTGCGCCCACCGGCGTGCCAGCGGGGCCCAGACCAGCCCTGACTCGAATATATCAGAAACGGAGTTGACACGCGCGATTTTATCTTGCCCCTTGCCCGGCGTGAACTCCGATACCGGTAGCCCTGCGTTGCGGAACTCTTGGTATAGCACCGACCCACTGGACTTCTTCTCGATGACGAACGTATCAGGTTCCCACTTCGCATACTCGGCCAGCATGGTCTTCTTGAGCTCTGGGTACTCCATGCGCTTCTTCCAAGCATCCAACAGGATGACGTTCGCCACCGGGTCCCCGCGCCCTGTCTCCGGATCTCTGAAGAACACACCCCAGACCTGGCATGCGTTGAAGTCGGCTCTGGTGTGTGCCTCCTGGGCCGCGTCAATGCTCATGATGACATACTCGCAGCTGGGCGGGTCCTCTTTATCCCAGTCGCGCCACCACTCACGTTTTATGAGTGCACCGGCCTCGCCGGTGGGGCTCTGCATGTACTGCGCGTTCCACAGGAACGGAGCCATGACCGCCTTCTTCTGCTTCAGCAGCTCCAGAGGCCACCGCTCCGGCCACAGAGACTTCTCCTCCGGCGTATCCTCATTCAAGATAGCGGGGAACTCAACCACCTCCCACTGCTCGGAGTCTGGGTTCTTCGTCATCTGGTCGATGAGCTTACCGATCAGGTCGCCTTTATTCCATCGCGTGTGGATGATCACCACAGCCCCCGTAGGGCTCAGGCGTTGCAGCGGGCCTGACTGAAACCATGTCCACGCATCCTCGAACACATCAGTATTCCCTGATATGACCGCCTGCTCTGAGAACGGGTCGTCGACCACGACCAGGTCCGCACCGCGTCCAGCCAGCGCGCCACCGACACCGACCGCGTAGTACTCGCCGCCGCCAGAAGTAGCCCACTGCCCCGCCGCCTTGCTGTCTGCCTTGAGACTGACATCAGGGAACACCTCCTGAAAGTCCGGGGTGCTGATCAGATCTCGCACCTTACGACCGAAACCGGTCGCCATATCGCCGGTGTGCGATGCCATGATGATGCGTCTGTTGGGAAACTGCCCAAGATACCACGCCGGGAACAGATAGGACGACATAAGTGAGTTATGCGTCGGGAGTAATTTTTTTCCAGCGAGATACAATCCATCGGCAGAATCGACTTGGATACAATGGCCGACTTTACCTTGCGGATCTAACCGTACCTCCATAAGGCCGATGCGCCGCTGCGTGATGAGTCGATGCAGGCGTTTCCTAGGCAGTGCGGTCGGAACATTAAATGTGGGGTTGAATCCGATATTGATCACGTCGCTGCGCCCCTGGATTCCTGATGAAGACTTCCTTGAGGCCACCACCGAACGGTACGGCCGCCACCCCAAAGAATTAACCACATCTTCTATATCATCAGCAAGCTCTGGCAACACCGTGCTGATAGCGACCCTACCCGCAGGATCCACTGTACCGTCTGTGTCTATCAACCCCGCCAAGAGCTCCAGTCGTTGCTCGACGCTCCCGCACTTGAACACCTTGGGGATGTGCTTGTGTCGGAATACCCCTGCAGCATTCAGCTCGTGGAACATCCTTCCGCCGCCCTGTTTATTCTGCCAACCTGCTACAGCCCCCCCAAAGCTCGTAGTTTTTGTCGTGGGGCTAACCTGATTGAACACCCCAGATACAGCATATCCTATTGACTGCAGTTTTGCGATTACCTGTGTGTCGTCCACGTGGTGTGTGATACACGTCTTTCCGGTAGTACCATCCCCCAACCACGCACCAAGCATATACGGATGCGCGGGTAGTGGTTTGTCATCGAAAGATAACGCCGATATGGCGGGCAATAAGTTGAGCGCCCGGCGCCCACCCCGATGGTTTTTTGTCGTCACCGCCGCTTTACCGCTCAAGAAGTCTCCGGCCGTAAGCGTTCTCGTGCGTCCAGAGCTCCCGTGCTCAAACACCCACTCGTGGTTCTCGTGACAATATATAACCTCCCCGTTGCTAAACTCCATACGAACATCCGCCGACGCTTTAGCACTAACAGCAAGAACTTCTACAGGCCGGCCAGACGGATGAAAAACGAAATCTCCGGGACGTAACTCACCGTGGGTTTTCCACCCAGTACGGGTCATAACTGGTGTGTCGTCCGACAATAGCTTACCCATACGGGGCGCGACGCTGATCAGTATCCGCTTCTTCTCCCCTCGGGCAACCGCATCCATCAGCTTAGCCAGTTGCCTGTGGTGAGGGCCTACCATGAACACCTTAGGCTCAGTCTCGATCTGCAGGACAGGAGCGACGTGATGCGCAAACGCGAGGAGCGAGGTCCTTGCCTTAGTCGCACTGCTACGTTTCTGCAACTCCTGGATCAGTTCCAGCGTCGCTGTCTGCTCGTGTGGGGGGAGCTTATGCAGGTTCTGCATAATGATATCGAGCTGAGCGGGGGTGAAGTCGGCTAGCGTGCTCATGCTGCTGGGGTGTCCTTAGGAGGTATGTCGACGACCTCGACCTCGGTTGGCAGCAGGGTCTTCAACTTAGCATACAAGGTGGCCTCCAGGCTCTCCTGCGGCAACTGCTTAACCGTCACCTCGCTGCGTTCCGTGAAGAGACCTACCTCCGTGATGGAGCCTAAGGCTTTCAGCGCGGCCATCCGTTGACTGGCTGGCATCTTTGGGTCGCTCTCCTCAAGGAGTCGATTAGTGACGTACTGCCGCATCTGCACAGCGTCGCGCACCACCTCATGGTCGTATTCAGATAGAAGCCCCGCGAGCTTCAGCACGACAGCAGGCTTGTGGAACGACGCCGAGGATATCGGCAACTGCTGGATCTCCCGATTGAACTGCACTAGAGCCTCGGTTTCCTCCTCCTCGTCGACGTCGACCTCCAGCCCGTGAGACAGCATGGACGCAACCGACTCAGCACGAGCCTTGATCTCGTCTCTAGCATTGGAAGGGGCTCGGATCAGGCGTTCCATAGGAGCGCGCTCAACCAGGGGCTCGTAAGCACCTAGGTCATCAGGTAGTTCTAAGAGGTGGGATAGCGGTGTAGACATCTGCGCAGCCTGGGTTGCGATGGCGCGTTATACCACACGGCGAAAATTTTATAAAATTTTTTGAACGAGGGTCGAGTTTTTGAGGGTGGGGGTGGTCTGGGGTTAGTTTGTAAACTAGCTTGACATATTGTTCGTTGAGTGTGAAAAACTCAAGGTTAAGGGGGGAACATACACCAGCCAAAAAAGGGGTGATGCCCCCGAGGTGGGGTCGCGCTGGGAGAGATAGGACAACGGCTGAGCTGTTGTCCAGACTTGCATCATGTGCACTGTCCGATATTATGTGAACTGTAGCAAGCAACACGGGGCGCAGTATCCGATTCACTGCATACACTACTGGAGTTAATTATGAAAAACGCAAATACAAAAAACGAAGTTATCCGCACAAAGAACATGCGCGCCAGCGTCGAGGCATACATCAATGCTATTGAGCAGGCTAATGCGTCGAAAGATAGCGCGTACAAGGCATTACGTGAAGCGGTGCGCGATGGGATTCCATCGGGCATTAAAGGCAATGCCCCCGCCTACAACGAGTATCGTCGCCGCGTAACCTATGCGGCAGACAAGATATTCGCCTCTGGCGTTAGCACCGCCAGCACCGCGAAGGTCATCGCCGACACGCTCATCCGTGGCATGAAGGCGGATGGATGGACACCGCCAACCCGTGTAATGGATGAGAGTGAAACGGCAGAGGCAAAGCGTATCATTGAGGCGCGTTCAAAAGCAAAGCAACGGGCTATGACTAAAATCAAAGCCGAATTGAAGGCGCAAGAGAAAGGGCGCAAATGGAAGGAAGGCGAACTAGCAGAACTCGCTGAAGCGCACTATGCAGACCAAAGGCAGGAAACGAAAGACCACAAGGCGCAACAAACGGCGGTAGCCTCAAAGCTGGAAGGGCGCACAGGGTTCAATATCCTGCAGTTCCCCAAAGAAGTACGGGAAGGCAAGTACTCCGATGGCGCACTGCCACGCAGTCTAGCGGCGTTCGCAGCGTTCGTTGCAACGTTCAAAGAAGAAACCGCCGAGTAACATCCCACCCCATCCGAAAGGATGGGGTTTTTTTGCGCCCGCATTCTGGACAACAGCTTAGGCTGTTGTCCTTTTTTTTGCGCCCGCATTCTGGACAACAGCTTAGGCTGTTGTCCTTTTTTTGCGCCCGCATTCTGGACAACAGCTTAGGCTGTTGTCCTTTTTTTGTTGGGAACAAGTGTC